CCCCCCGATCCTATGCGTGCTACACAAAATATGATCTTCCCCATAGCGCCCCTGGCTCATACCCAAGGGGTTGCTCCGTACGTCCGTCTGGATGCTGCCCCTATGGGAGGCCAGACTGACAACTCTTTTTCCTGTTTTGGCCCTGAAGAACTCAAATTCGCCAACATCATGAAAGTCCCGATGATGTTCACCCAGTTTAACTGGTCGGACTCTCAAGCACCGGGAGCAGTTCTTGCCACTTTCCCCGTTACTCCTGCCTTATGTCAGTATGCTAACATCACCGATAATGCCAACAACGCTGCTAACGTTCCTGTCCCAGCAACTTATAACCGCACATATTCAACATTTTTACGTTCTATATCTTCGCGCTTTCGTTTTTGGAGCGGCTCATTAACTTTCCGTTTCCAATTTGTACCTTCAGCTATCCACACCGGCAAACTTTATTGTACATATGTCCCTAACGACTACTCAGGACGAGGTTCTGAAACTTTCGCTCAGGCTACTAATGCCAACTCTAAAATTTTCGATGTCGCAGGACAGAAAGAGTTCTCCTTCACCCCCGAATGGTCCTCAACAATACCGAGGAAGTCGTGGTATGATTGGGCGCAAGTCAATTACGATCAGACCGATGACAGAACCATTATGGGCTGGATAACTGTCCGTGTGGCTACTCGTTTAACCATCACTAATGCTGTTTCTAGCTCTATCCCCTGCAATGTGTGGGTGTGCTCTGCAGATAACTTTTTCTGCGAGTCCCTCATGCATGATCCCTTCCTTTTCCCCGAGAAGTTTGTAGTCAATACCAACTACCCACCCGCTCTCGCCACACCTGCAGAGATGCAAGGAGACGAGCCCGAATTTTCTCCTCAGGGAGGAACCGAACCTGTCAATTCCAATTTTTCAGTTCAACCATGTCAGATGACCAATCAAGCGGTCGGAGATGTACGAGACCCCTGCCGAAGGGCGGGTTATCAAGGCATCTGGTCTGTTCGTTGGTTGGACACTGGAGATGGATATGACACCTTCACTGTCCAAATTATAGTTAATCCTATGTACACCATGCAGGCTCAACTCATTAATATTCCTGAAGGCTTCGGCATCGGCCCAGCTTCCTTAAATCCTCAACAGGATGGTTTGGCGATGGCCTGCCAGTCCTATGTTTTCTGGTCTGGAGGAATCGATTACTCTTTTGTTCCGATTTCTCGAGACGCCGTTAATTTAAAAGCTACTTTCTATCCCCTTTTACAGGACGATATAGATCGTCAACCTCTTATTGAAACAAACTTAGGCTCTTATGGTTCATTAGCTTCTCATATGACTTGCACTGGTCAACAACAGGCCTTGCAGGTTACTTGTCCATTTACTTCTAATTACTCTCAGTGTGCCATCCAATCAGTTCGTACATACCCGGAAGAAGTGTTCTCCACTGGAGTTCTTATTTTGACCGGGCTTCGTGCTCATGTGGAGAGCGAAACTCCTCAGCTGTACCATTTCGAAACATATCGAACTGCAGCCGACGATTTTCGCTTCTCTTGGTTGGTCGCTCCGGGAACGGAGCGATCTCTCGTTTCCATCCCCTAAGAACTAGGGTTAATGATTTCGCGCACTTTAGGAAGGGCGTTTTCACAAGTGACGACTGTGATGTAAACATATTAGTCACCCTGTTTGTAGCGTACAATCACTTCATCTCTTACTCAATCACATGAAAATAAGGATGTCGGTATAGACTCTTGTCTAAGGCCCGCGGTGTACCTATTAGTAGTAATTCCCCAGGAGCAACTGGGCGCGGCAGAAATGTCGTGGAAGCACGCAAGCTGAGTTTACTTTGAGCGCTATGCGACCATTTTAATCCTATCCTATAGACCCGCGAGGGTACGGTGTGGAGGACCTGGAACCGTAGTTGTATCTAATGTGGGAACCAGAAGGAGATAACCAAGAGCACTAACTAGCTGCCCTGATACTAGTGTGTGCGCGTTTTTGATTGCGG